AAGCTTGGGTTAGACCTTGGAAACTTCAGTTTGCCTGGCGACCTCATAGATGCTACGTATCAAATGAATTAATTTGGTTAACGTGGGGCTACTGTGGTAGATCACTTTATATTATTAATACTCCGGCAATATGGATGACTAAAGCAGAGTATCTAATAAAGTGCTTGAAAGATGAGTAATATCTCCAAGGGTCGCAACAGCTACGACAGCACATTTGGTAATACTGTAGTACCATTCTTCAACAAGAACGTTACACCATATCCCACTGAAGCAGGTGGTCCTGCATTTGATCTAGTGCCTGTTACCAAACAGAAAGACATCATGTTGAACGTGGCACGTATGCACGCCCAGCAAGAATATGACAGGGTCATGGAACTGGTTACTGTATTGCAGAAACAAGCAGCAGATATCAAACGCAGATTAGATTTGACTGACATGGTTCATTCAGCTAAGTATAATTTCCAGATAGCTCACGGGCAGACCTATTGGTTAGCCCAGGACCATCGTCGGAACGAGCTGATACTATGTGGTATGGGCCCTGACGGTTGGAGCAGTAGCCCACCTGCGGAATACGAATACATAGTGGCAGTCAAGTGGTTGGGAGACCACACCTGGATAGAAGTCAAGGAGAACACAGATGGCAACTAAGAAAACAGCCGAAACAGTTAAAAAGCCAGTGACCAAGCGGACGCCAGCAAAGAAAGAACCTGTAGCCGAAGCACCCAAGAAGTCAGTACGTGCCAAGAAGTCAGAGAAGTCAGCCAAGGAACAGGCTACAGAACGTGGCGAACCATATGTAGGCATCATCAGCATAGAGTTGGATCCTGAGAATATTGGCAATGGTGCCTTTGAATTGGATTGGAACGACAAATTCATCGTCAACCTGGTCAAGGAAGGTTATCAGTCCAAGGCTGGTGAATCTGAAGATGCCATTGTAGATCGCTGGTTTCAATCTATTTGCCGTAATGTAGTACAAGAAAACTTTGAACAATGGGAAGCCAATCAACCATTGGATTTACGGCCACGTAATATTGACCGACGTGATTTAGGTGACGGACGCTCTGAGGTATCGTGACCATATTGTACGTCAACGGCGACAGTCATACTGCGGCTGCTGAAGCCGTCAATCCACATGGGTTTGCCCAGGATGACAGTCAATATTGGGATCGTGGCCGTGAGCCACATCCGGACAATCTAGCAGTCAGTTGGGGCAATCAATTGGCCCAGAAGATGGACGCTGAATTGATATGTGACGCAGAAAGCGCCAGCAGCAATACTCGTATTATTCGCACCACCGCAAATCATCTGGAAAATAATCGCTACGTAGGCTACAAGTGGCCTGATTACATTGTCATTGGCTGGAGTACCTGGGAACGCAAAGAATGGGTATTTGGTGACGACACCTGGCAAATAAGTGCTGGTGGAATAGGTGACGATTGGCCAATTGAACTGAAAAATATATATAAAGAATGGGTCGTCAATATCGATTATGCCAAATGTATGCGTGAAGCACACCAGGCAATTTATCAACTACATCTGGATTTACGCCTGCTCAACATCAAGCATCTGTTCTTCAATACATTTTTACCGTTAAGCGGTACTGAGCAGGTGGATTGGCTGGGTAGCTATTTAGAACCCTACAATCCCGATTTCACATTCTACAATTGGTGCTTGGCTAATGGATTTCGAACAGTATATCCAGGATCGTATCATTTCGGTCCAGATGCTCATGCTGCCTGGGCAGAATTCATTTATCCACATGTTGTACAATTGGCATTGACACAATAAACAATAATATGCTACTATTACATCATGAAATATTTAATCGTAGACACCGCTAATACATTCTTCAGAGCCCGCCATAGTGCCCATCGTCAGAGCGACACTTGGGACAAACTGGGCTTTGCCATCCACGTTACACTCAGTAGCGTCAACAAAGCATTTCGCGACCAGAAAGCCGACCATGTGGTCTGGTGTCTGGAAGGTCGCAGCTGGCGCAAGGACTTCTATGCTCCTTACAAAGCCAACAGAGCTGTGAGTCGAGCTGCACAAACTGAAGCAGAGCAGGAAGAAGATCGTCTGTTCTGGGAAACATTTGATGCTCTGCAGACTTTCATTCGTGAAAAGACCAATTGTACTGTATTGCAGCATAGTCGCCTGGAGGCTGACGATTTAGTAGCAGGATGGATTCAAAATCATCCAGCTGATCAGCATACCATTGTCAGTAGCGACACTGATTTCTATCAGTTGTTGGCAGACAATGTACAACAATATAATGGGATATCCGATGAGCTACACACGACGAATGGCATTTTTGACAAAAAGGGTGCCCCAGTCAAAGATAAAAAAACTAAAGAGCCGAAAAAGATCCCAGAGCCCGCTTATATTCTCTTTGAAAAAATTATCCGCGGCGATTCGACAGATAACATATTCTCGGCTTTTCCCGGCGTTAGGGAAAAGAGCACCAAGAACAAAGTCGGTCTCAGGGAAGCCTACGAAGACAAGACCGCAAAAGGTTTTGCGTGGAACAATCTTATGCTCCAACGGTGGACCGACCACAACGGTGAAGAACACCGGGTACTCGATCTCTACGAACGCAACCGCACCCTCGTGGACCTCACAGCGCAACCGGAGGAAATCAAAGCTATCATCAATGAAACGGTCCAGACAGGGCAACAGGCCAAGCAGCAAGGCCAAATAGGCCTGCACTTCATGAAGTTTTGTGGCAAATATGATCTGGTCAAGATTGGCGATCAGGCATCAGAGTATGCTCAATGGTTAAGCGCAGGATATCCCGAATGGTAAAATATTACATGTGGTTCAGCAATGCCATCACGCTGGTACTGATCATCGTCATGGTTGTGCTGTTAATGGGCCTGTTGGTGAACTCACCTCCTGCCAACTTTCGATCCTATGACTGTAGCATGGCTGAATTTCATCCTGATTACCCTGCTAAAGTCAAACAGGCATGCAGGGAACAATTTAAACAACAAATGGAGCGATCACAATGACCACACAAAATACAATTTTAATGCTGTTTTTCCTGTTCATGATGAAACATTTCATCGTGGATTTTCTATTGCAATTTCGATATCAGTGGAGTAACAAAGGCACCTATGGACATCCGGGCGGGCTGTTACATGCTGGACTACATGGTGTTGGTACTGCTGCCTGTCTGTTTATCTTTCCCTGGTACGACATCCTGTTCCTGGCTGGGCTGGATGCTGTATTCCACTACCACATTGACTGGGCCAAGATGAAGCTCAATGCGTTCATGGGCTGGACTCCAACCACTCACGAACAGTTCTGGTGGTTACTGGGTCTAGATCAGTTGTTGCACATGCTGACATACCTGGCCATCATTGCGTTGGTCATATGATCTGCAATATTCATTCCAACAGTCAATGGGTTGAAGTGGGGCAAGCCAATAATTTGCCCTATGTGGCCGACACCCCCGGCCCCATGCGGGGTGTTGTGCGATGTGTGAGCAATCGTTATGAGGTCTGGGATGGGCATGCCTGGATATCTACCGGATCTCAGGTGGGTATTGATTTAACACATCAGGCCAAACAGGTCATGGTCTGGGCTTATACCAAAATGAATGAAGAGGCTCGTATGCAGGACCTGGCACGACAACATCCAGCTGTGGCAGAAGCATTGATGCTGGTTCGTCATGCGGAAGAAAGATTACAAATAGTTGTATCACTCACAGAGGAAACAAAATGACAAACCGTAGAGGATTTTTACAATCAGTATCAGCAGCATTGGGGTCAACCCTGTTGCCCGGTAGCACAGTGGCATCAGTATTGACAGCAGCACCAGCAGCATCAGGGGTAGCCACAGTGGCCGCAGTTGCGGCAGTGGCCAGACAGTTTAAGTCGAGTGGTGTTGTTCTTGACCCTGCTACATTTGAACCAATATCTCGGGTGGTGATATTTAATGGAGACGAGTCAGTAATTAAAGAAGCCGTGAAGTATTCTGAGATATTTGACGATCCAACAAGACTAGCAGAACTTGAAGAATTGGATAAATTATATCCCAATTCCAATGTGCATAGTAAATGGACCTTGGCAGCGACACGTTTGGTACTGGAAAAGCAAGGCATGCCACCACTTACGGTGGAGGAAGAAATAGCAATCCTGGAAGGTGAACACAAATATGGAATGGTTTGATCGTTGGTTCTATCGTAAAGCACGTTGGTGCTGGCATCGTGCAGGCATTGCGTATCCTGAGCTAAAGGCTGAGCAGGATTGTCTGGATGAGATCCATGACAGCAACGGCATAAGGGATTCACATGTGAATATACCCAACTCCCGGATAGCTCGCACAAGAGGCGAAGACCACATGATCAATGACTCCAGTAACGGCGTCAACATGGACCACAGCATCCGTTTCAACGTACTGAGCTGTCGTGGCGGCCTGGTTCTGGAAGTCCGAGTCTACGATAAAAAGACTCATGAACATATCACCAAGACATATCTGATCCCCGAAGGTGAACCAGTCGCTGAACGAATTGGACAG